CCGTATGTGTTCTGCCCAAAAATAACAGCGTACTTACGATCAAAATGCGGCTCTATGTAGAACACATTATCGAGAGGTCCTGCACCAAAGATGCTGCTTCTGTATGTGTACTCTACCGTTTCATCATCAACGAATACTTCTATACTACGTATGTCTACGTTCTCGTTGTTAAGAACACACTTAAACCCATCGTCACTGCTTCCAAAGAAACCTTCTTTGTTAAATCCTGTAAGCACAGTACCTTCAAAGATCTCAATACCTATCTCTCTTCCTTCGTCGTCGTACTCAGTCGCAACAAAATTTCCGTTGTCGTCAATCCTGCGAGCAAGATGCGCTCTGTCGGTAACAAAGGTGTAGCTCGTTCCAGACGATGTTGTCTGAAACTCAGTGTACTTTGGGATCTCGATAGCGGTTGCTGATGTTATTTCACGAAAGCGGAGTCTTACTCTTGCTACTGCAGAGGTAGACGAACGGGGAATGTAGTTAAGTTCTTTCGCATGAGAAACTACTGAGTTTTCAAGAAGAGCAGAGTCGAGAAACATCTCGCTTATAGCCATATTCGTATAGAAGTTATTCTGAAACGTGTTATAAGCTAGAACGTCCAAGAGGGCGCTCATGTTAGACCCTTCAAAGTTGTAATCTTTGAACTGAGTCTGGTTCTTCATAAAGTTCTTTAGTTGACTCTTTATGCCTTGAAAGTCAAGCTCTGTGATTGGTGTACTAGCCATCTTATCTTATTCTCTCTAAAAATACTGCGACCGAGATCGGCTGTTCTTGGTTATTTACATAGAAGTATATCGTAACCCTTACAACGTTGTCATCTATCTGTGATGTTACCTGCACATCTATGACCGCTGCTCTTGGTTCGTATTCTTCAATCGTTTCTCTTACTTGTTCTTGTATCATCTTAAGAGTAGCTGGAGTGTTATTCTCAAAGAGCATTGCTCTAATGTTCCCACCAATAAGTGGTTGCATCAGTCTCTCACCCTTATCAGTAAGAATGAGGTTTTTGATCGATTCCTTCACGGCGTCTTCGTCAACTCGAACCGATAGATCTTGGTTGATCGGGTTCTGCGTAAGATCTTTAAAGAGGTCCCTGTAGATAGGGATCTTTTTTGACCGTGGTGATAAAAATGGTACCGGCAAATTATCCTCTCCAGCTTCTTCTTGGGCCTATATCAAGGTGAACGAAACTCTGCCCAGGGTATCTTCCAATTCCACCTATACGTTCATCAATTGCGATCGCGATCAAATCTTCCATAGATGACGTATTAAACCCAGACCATGTCATGTCTACTGCGGTCTTTGCCAAATGCTGCGAATTTTCCTCGCCGCCAACCTGATCATTTAACGCTGGGTTTCTAAAACCGCTAATTACAATAATCTTCCTACCAAAACGTCGCTGTATCCTTACTAGCTTTGCTAATAGAGAACGATTTAATTGTGTCCACCCCTCTTCTTGTCTCTGCCCAGGGGGATTTGACGCAAATGATTGGTTTCCTAATACTACACCAAAAGATGAACTGGAACCACTACTAATTTCTTCCCAAGTGGGTATGTCACTAACATCATCAATTCTCGATTCAGGTGGATTCCCTCTGTCTATAAATTCTGTCTCACCAGTATTTATTAGATCTCTACGCGTATCAAACGCGTAACGAAGAGCGCCTGCTGCAACAGCCCTTGCAGTGTTAAAATCTGACACAGCTCTTAGCCCGCGTATCACACCTTGGTATCCACCAGCGAAGTTTGCGAGCGGATCCTTAAGACCGTTTATGAGTGCTTCTACCTGAGCTGCAAAGCTACAGAAACGATAGACGAGAAACTGTATTTCTTCTATGCTTGGGTTTTCAAAAACTGATACCGCATACGTTATTAGATCTTCAACTTTTTTCTTTATTTTATTAAGATTTTCTCTAGTGAAGAAAGTTAATATGTCTTCTTTTAGCTGTGATACTCTTTCTACAATGCGCTCGTTAACAAAAGTTTCTATCTCTCCGAAGAAATCGTTTATATCAAAGTTCCTAATGATATTAAGAACCTTTAGGACTGTCTTATCAATGATCTTACTAACTTCTTCAGCTATCTTTCTCATTAGTTCTTGAAGAGCTCTTTCTGTGAGAGCGGCTATAACTCCGTTTATTCCTTTCGACAAGAAACCGACTGCGTCAAAAAAGAAGTCGATCGCTTCAAACACTTTAGGCATGAGAGCACAGAAACCACCTATTGTGCTCTGAGTAAAGTTTCGCGTATAAAAGTCATCCATCTGAGAAAGCAGAAGGTTAGCGCTAAATATGATGTTGGTGTTTATGATAGCAGGCGTGTATATAAACTCTTCCAGAAATTCCGCATATTCTATAGGTGTGATAGGTACGTCACCTACACGATTACTTAACGTTGGGTACTCGCTTAAGTCCCTACCGTTTAAGAACCCGTTAAGATTATTAAGGGAAGAGTAGAACACTTCACCGTATCTATTCACGTTCCTATTGATGATATTTGATTCGCCTGCACCGAGAACAAAACTGTTAGAGAAGTCGTTAGCCAAACTATCAACTGCGTTGATCGTGTACAAGCCGTTCGACACCGTTGGCCTATCGGTCTGTAAGAAGTCCCTATACGCGACCTGTTCCTGGTCCGTGGAGTCTAGACATTTAGGTAGAGTCGACTCTGTGTTTCGAAACACCGACCTTGCAGTTATCTCTTGCACAGTTTCAGCTCTTGCAGTTAAAAACTGCAAGTTATTTTGCTGAACTACGTCGTTATCGTTTGAATTACAATCTGTCATCTTTTACCATCTATGTTAAATATTGTTTATACGAACCGTTAGTGTAAACCGACCAAGCCGTGAAACCGTCTCCACTACTTGTGATGCGTTGTCTTTCACGATACACCTGGAACGCAGCCCTTGCGTTCGTTGATGGGTCGAACAGATCCTGGTCACTGTCTATTCCAAACTGCGATCTCCTGGCAGGTCCTAGGTTACCTATCATGTTGATCTGCCACAGACCGTAAGATTGATCCGGCCCCCTACCATTGAACGCAGCAGTGTTTCCTGATGACTCAGCTAGAGCAATCGCGGCCATGATCCTGGCTTCTTCAGCATTGAATCCAGATTGAGACGCGAGTCTTTCAAGATCTGAATAGGCAAGAACGGATCCGTCTGTAGGAATACTAAAATCAATTCCTTCTTCGTCCTTTGAACCATACCCTACGGTTCCAATAGAAGCATGGTTTGCATTAGGTCTTCCACCGACACTCTTGGCTACCGGTTCTGGCATCGCGGTTGGTACTGCGAATGGAGAGTTGAAGGCGTACGCATACGCAGGGATTGCTGCAGCGAGTCCGTTCGCAAGTGATATGATCCCTGCGTCTATCGCTACCGTTGGTCCACCGAGAATACTTACTTGACCAAGAGCTTGAATTCTCGTGTTGAAGCCAGCCGATATGTTAACGTTTCTTGCTGGCGCGTGTATGTTAACAGATCCTAACGATGCCTTAAGGCTGATGCCCTCACTCGCACCGGTAGGTCCTATTCTAAACCCGTTTGCTGTAAGACTGATGGACTTCCTTGATAGCAGTGACATATTGCCGACGTTACTTTCAATCGCGATCTTAGCAGCCCTTATCTGAACTGCTTCAGAAGCGTTGATGTTTGCCTGTCCAGCAACAGAGATCATGTGGTTACCACGAATTAGTTGCGTGTAGTCTCCCTCGATCTCTTCGACTTTATTTCCTCTTACGAGAACGTAGCTGTCACCTTCTATGGTGACTACACTCTTACCGCCAACGTACACGTGCTGGTTTCTCTCGTTTACTTCATACTTATCGCTCGTCGCCTTATGGGTAGTTGTACCGTTCACGTCGATCTGGACATACGATCCGGATTTGTGGTATACCATGATTCTTTCTGCACCCGGTGTGTCGTCTATCTCGATCACACTGTCTCCAGACATAGACTCAATAACTCTATTGAAAGGGTACTCAGCGTTGTAAGCCGAACCAGGCTCGCTCCAAAAGTCCGCAGCCGAACTCCCATCACGACCAGCGATTGGTATGTTTCTTACTCTTCCAGCGTTTTGAGTAGCAACGTAAGTCTCGTCAATATTCTCGCCGCGCACAAGTCTGTTGCTTTGAGGCTGACCTATGTCTCTTGGTCTGCTTCCTCTTGCTAGCTGATGCGCTCTTCCGTTTGGTATGACACCCCAACCGCTGGTGTCAGGATCTATTGGTTCAACGTATTGAGTTGGAATGAGACCGAGTATCATAGGTCTCTGCGCGTCCCTACCATC